ATCGTTATCGTTGTACTGTTGAGACTAAGGGTGGAGTTGTCCCACTCTATGTTACTCACTTTATCGTTACCAGTAATTTTCATCCGTCGGATTGTTTTAAGAGTCTGTCTTATGTTTGTAATAATGGTGTTTCGTCTTTTGCGGTTGATGATCACCCACAGTTACCCGCTTTAATGCGTCGTATCAATGTAGTTCTGTTTGAATAATAATAAAGTTTGTCTTTGAAATATACCCAGAATTATCCATAAATACAACCCCAAGTGTATGCACGTTGCAGGGGTTTACCTTTGCGTTTGTGAATCTAACTATCAACAATTATCTATAAATACCCCCTGGGCCCTTGTAGTTGTAGCAAGGGACCTATGGCTTTTAAGAAAATGAAAAGTTCATTTAGACCTCGTCGTCGCTTTATGCGTCGTCGACGTCGTTTTGTAAGAAGGAAAGGAAGAAATTCTTTTGTTACCACTCAACAACATGGAGGATTAACAGGATTAACGTATAAATCAAGAAAAATGGGTTTAAGGAAATGGCGTAGTAATTTATTTAGGTCTACTAATCATCTACCTCATTATCGTTCTGTGTTCTTAGGACAAGATACGTATGTGACTGGTACTACTCAGGGTTCTGCAGTTCCTATTAGGTATTTACCTGAATTAGGTCCTAGTACAACCGATGGTTTTTGGACTGTTGCCGGTGGACTTCAGTTATTAGATCGTGATATTGGTCTCTCTGATTTTATTGGAGATATTACTATCCGTGGTGGTGTTGTAGGTCTTAATGTGACCTGTTTAGATGCCGTTACTGATCTTATCGCTGTGTCTGTCTACCTAACTTTTATTAAGCCGGGTACAAGGGACCCACTTAATTATTTAACTACTGCTATGCCGTTTAACTGGGACCCCCAAGTTCAAGCGGATGCGTCAGCAGGAGGCTGGAAGGTGTTACGAAAGTGGACTGGATTGTTAAATTATAATAATCCCGCCATGGCGGTAACACATAGATTAAAACCGCGAAAGATAGATCGCGCTCTTTATTTGCTTAACGTGGTAGATTTTCAATCTACGCCAGCTGGGCAATTTTGTTTTGTAGTGCATGCGTGTAATCTCACGTCTGCTTCTAGTGTAAATCTGACCGTTCATCGGACTCACAACCTATCATTCTCCGCGGATGCGGATACGGTGCCAGCACCTTGATCTTATCTCTTTGTAATAAAAAATGTAAGGGCGGGGGGTCAGTATTACCCCCCCGCCCGCCCACCTCAAATAATCTATAAATAAAGGCTCTGCCCATTGTTATTTATCTCATGTCTGCTAAGCGTTGGTGTTTTACAATCAATAATTATACAGAAGTTGAATATGAGTATGTCTGGCGAGCTCTCGAGGATAACTGCGAATATGCAGTCGTTGGCCGCGAAGTTGGAGAGCAAGGAACGAAGCACCTTCAAGGATTCGGAATGTTTCGAGTCAGAAGTTCGCTGCAAACTATCAAGCTTCTCCTACACTCTCGAGCGCATCTGGAAGTCGCTCGAGGTACTCCACGACAGAACCGAGTGTATTGTATCAAAGGTGGAGAGTATCGAGAACATGGTGAATGTCCGGATCGCTCTACCTCCCGAGGTCGTACCCATCTCACCGGCTCTTCGCAATCGTCGTGCTTGGCAAGAGACGCAGCTGTTGATGAGTTCATTACCAGAATGGACGAAGGACGACCAGGATTGGTTCGATTCGCTGAAGAGCAACCCGTTACGTGGTACTTCTCCGGACATAACCTGCTCCGAAACCATCTTGCCGTCTCCTCCGATGTGCATAGACCTGACATCAGAGTCGAATGGTACTATGGCCCACCAGGTATCGGTAAGTCACGTAGGGCCCATGAGGAATTACCCACGGCGTTCATCAAGGACCCTAGAACAAAGTGGTGGTCCGGGTACCTCCTGGAAAAGGAGTGTATTATCGACGATTTCGCTCCCGGAGGAATTGATATGAATCACCTCTTGCGTTGGTTTGATCGTTATCGTTGTACTGTTGAGACTAAGGGTGGAGTTGTCCCACTCTATGTTACTCACTTTATCGTTACCAGTAATTTTCATCCGTCGGATTGTTTTAAGAGTCTGTCTTATGTTTGTAA